ATATAGCGCTCAAGAAATTTATGACTATATATCTAGAAATCAAAATCTTCTGCAAGGACCTAATGTCAAAGGTGCTGAAGGAGGGGTTTACGAAACAGTACGAAAAGCCGCTGGTGTTAACACGGAAGTAGTCAAACCTCAACTCTCTAATAGTCCAACCCTAACCCCAACTCCAGCTCCAGCTCCAGCTCCAGCTCCAACTCCAGCTCCAGCTCCAGCCCCTACACCTTCTTATACGATCAGTTCACAATTAAACATTCCTAGGGAACAAGCAGGTTTCGTATCTGCCCCCACCCCCTCCCCTTCAGCCTCCTCACGAGCTCCTATATCTGCGGCTTATGGTATTAGTTCTGACTTTTTTGGCGGTGAAGATGTAAAAGCGGCAGAAGCAGCGGGATATAGCGCTCAAGAAATTTATGACTATATATCTAGAAATCAAAATCTTCTGCAAGGACCTAATGTCAAAGGTGCTGAAGGAGGGGTTTACGAAACAGTACGACGAGCTGCCGGTAGGTAACTTTTAAGTTGACGAACCAATACACTCTTCTTCTGCGAAAAAATCGCAGTAAACTTTACTTACCGATAAAAGCCCACAGTACAAACCACGCGCAGGCTCAAGCTCAAGATATAATTCGAGCGTTAAATGCTAAGGAACTTGAGCTGACTTATACAAAGCAAACCGAAAGTTTGCTTTCTAACTTATTTGAAAAATTAGCTTTCAATACGTTTACTCAAAAAGAATGCGTTGAGTGGGAAGGATCCTATTGTAATAAATGTCCTTGCACTTACGTTTTTCAAAACCGCATTTACATTAAGGATTTAATATTGAAATATTTAAATATACCAAAAGATGAGATGATTACCAAGGGTAGATGTAAAAACGCAAACTGTATCAACCCATATCATTTTGAATACCATCAGAGCAATAATTCAAAACTTACTTGCGGAGACACCCGATTGCTACTAGCCTATCGGAGCCAAGGAACTGGTGTAAACCAGATAGCCGAGGCCCTAAACGTCCATCGTTCAACAATTTACAGAAAACTAAAAAATGAACGTTTTTCTTCTGGGTCTGCGAATCACAGCAGAAGCTGATGAGAATGAAGGAGTCTTAAACGTCCTTGCTGAATCATTACCAGCAAGCGACAAAAGAGTTCCTACAAAAGTCCAACTGCTTCAACAAAAAAATCATTATGTAGGCAAACTCCTTAAAGAACTTAAAGAAAACCAAACAGTATTAGCTGTTGGTCCTACACGGCCAACCATTGATGGTGTTCTTCAAATGCAACCGATCCTGGTTGTAACAAATGAAAACTTTGACGATCTTCTGGCCGTCAATCTTTTCATGATCACCGGAGGACTTGGACCTAAAGCCGATGAAGTGGAGCTTAACGACACAACGGTGACAAACCGTTCCTTGGCGTGGCCAAACGAAAACGGCGAAACCTCATGGGCAAAAGTCACAGCATGGGCTGAGCTTTCAAAACAACTCTCCGAACTCGCTCCTGGAACACCAACAATTGCCGTTGGTAAAGTTTCAACAAGCGAAAAAGACGAGAAGCTGTATTTGAACTACAACGTTGATAAAATTATGTACCTTCCTAAGTCCTCTAAAACAACTCCTAAAAAAGCTGCTGATCCAGAAAAAGGAACAGTGGCCGCTGCTGCTCTCGGTTCTATCGATTTTTCTCTTTGATTCGGACTAATTAACCATGGTATTTATCGCTGGCAATTTTTCGGAAGACGAAATTCTTTGCAATCTTCCTCCGCATACTCTCCGTATTGATCTCCAAGCTCGTCGTTGGAAATCCGATGTTGATCCAGACTCAGCAATCGTAGATAAAAACGACAACGGTATCCCAATTGAATTTATCCTGATTGGCTTTACTCCTTATTTCGGTAATCTCGGAATGAGGAATCAAGAGGAGTTTATCCGGATCGCTTACATCGGCGTGTCTCCCAACCACAGATTGCTTCCGCCCCGCTGTGTAACGACCTCGATGATCTCCGGCAAATCGAGTCAAAAGAATTTCATCTCCTACTTCCAAACCCTTTATAACAACCGCATTAACTGTGCGTCTGTTGTTACGTCTTCAAAGTTTGTGACCCGCTCGTTTAACGAGAAGGATCCAATGACCGGAGCTGACGGAGCCAAGATTAATTTCAATGCTCTTGAATTCTCTGATCGTCCTCCTGCTGACGATAAAGAGAAGGCCCTGATCGAAGATGTAAACACGTGGCTTAACGCAGATGGCGGAAACATGATCGCTGCTGCTCTCAAGTCTCACATCCCTGGCGCCACCTTGGTGGAACTACCGCTAGGTGCAGACCATACCGCAATCAAAGCGGCGTTTGCAGAATCGCATCCCTCTAGTGGTGAAAGGCAACTTGCCTCAGCCAACGAAGAAAAAACTCTGCCTCCGGCTGCCGCTCCCAAGCAGGAACCAGCAGCTTCCAAAAAAGCTGTTGAGCTTACCGAGGAACAAGCAAAAGCTTTGGGAATCGATTTCTAACGCACCAAGAGAGCATTAAACTGCGGGGTGCGAACCCCGCTTTTTTATGCACAAAAAAATCATCACACTCAGGCAACGTGTTGGAAATCTGTGGGTTGCTTTGTTTTATGAACGAATCGGAGAAAACCTTTGGCACGTAGGAATAAATATCAACAAATCCCGTCGAGCACAATCTGACTGGTACAAAAAAAGAAAAAATAAACGTGCTCGAAGAGCAAATCAGATTCCCACGGGGCGAAGCCAGCGGGGTTTAGCCGCCCTTTATCGAATGTTTAAAAATACGCATACAAAGTTTCCAGCAGGTTCAGCGTTTGTATCTATACCGACGTCTAAAAAACGTGAAGCAATTTCCAAATATATAGAACGTTTAGGTTTCAGTTATTTTCTTCAGGATGGTGTACCTCTTTGGGTGCTAATAACTCCTCAAAGCTCGGAAGAATAATCTTGTTACTTGCACACCACGCGGCTAATCGCGCAAACAAATGACTCCGCAAAAGATACTGTTTATGAACACCCTCAAAAATTTGTAAAAGCTCTTCCTTGCTCAACTTTTTTGCGTCCATCATCACTCTTTGATGTAAAAATTCTTGTTCCTGTGTCTGCCATTGAAGGTTCAGCATAATTTAAGTCCTTTGTGTGACTGGTGTTAAGACCATGAACGAAACGAGCCAGAAACGGCTAAGCTGGACTGGCTTTAAAATCACTGCAGATGTCTATGTTTTACAGCATCCCAAAGGGTGTAACCCACACTTTAATAAAACATTCGTATCTGCAGGGAAAAATATTTGTCCCATACGACCCATTAAATGTACTCTCGGATCAACTGAAGGGGCACAATTATCAGGTAACGACAAACACGGATAAAGAAAATTTAACCAACCCTATTTGGTGGGTGGGGGAGCGAGACAAAGGACACGACTGGGTAGTGGCATCAACCTTAGGTTCAGATCCGGAGAACGATTACATCCTTGAGTACGGATTAGAAATAGCTAAATGTGGGATTGCCGTGTTGGATCGGCTGTCCTTCATCGAACCTGTGGCTAAGCGGAGAGACTTCTTACTAAAAAATAAGCTTTCAAATATGATCGTTCTGTCCCCACGGCCTAAATTTAGGGCCATCGGCTCCAGCCGAGACTCCGTAACTGCTTGTTGGTTTGTGTTCCAGAAGCCAGAACGGTGGCATGATGGAACCCAAATAACATACGGAATCAATTGGGATCAAGTCGATCCTCTTCCCTCCCTCCCAGATTTATGACTTCACCCAATGTCCGGCGACTCGAAGAGTTTCAAAAGCAGATCGTGGAACATCTGGCAGCCACCAACGCCAAGCTTGATAAAATCGCTGCCTTACTCCTTTCTAACCAGCTCCTTGAGGAGTGCATCAGCCCAGACGGAGAAATCAGGACTGCGGAGGAGTGCGCAGACATTGTTAGGGAGAGTTTTTGCGCAGGCCTTTGCCTCTCCCAAGAATTGAACAGCAACCAGAAAGACTTTCAATATCAAGTTTCCGAGTTCTATCTGGACTCCGATGAGGACGAAGAAGATGA